GTTTCCCAGTCACGATCGAAATGGTCATCCAGCGTTTTCTTGCTGAGGTTCTTCGCCCGGATGACCAGTTCGACGTTGCGCTGTGTGTCAGTCACTGTTCTCAATCTCCTTCAGCAGCTTCTGCAGGTTCTTCGGACCCTTCTTGTCGAGGACCGTACCGATCACAGCTTGCATGACCAGAGCATCCTGCACCGCCTTGTTGTTGATACGCTGCCTAGCGATTCTCACCTCTGACCACATGAACGACAACGGGTAACGTCGCGCACAGGTGTGCCCCTCGGCCAGGAGTAGGCTTACGTCTCGTCGGATGCCGTGATAGTACCGGGTGAAGTAGCTCTCGGAGCCTCCTGATTCGGCATCCCTGTCGCTCGCATTCTGGCGAGGAGGGTGACCAGTGACTCCAGCGACTTTTTTACACCACCGTTTTCCTCGAAGGTCAGCTCGCCGATCTTGATCAGCGCATCGACTTGAACGGGGAACGGGAGTCTGCGTGCCTGCTTAACCAACTCCTCCGTCGTCGGCTCAGTACAAGCCACGGCGATAATGTTGGACGCCAGGCCCGGCGCACGACTGACGATGCCGGTGGCAATGCCAATCAGTGAAGCGCTGAGCGTCTGCCCAGGTTTCTCGCCGAGGATGATGATGTCGAATACCGACTCAAGGTCGGGCATGTGAGTACGGACGAGCTGCTCAAGGCCACCAAGAGAAAGGCCCTCCACTGAAAAGAGGGCCTTTCCTTTGACGATGACCTCGCGGCTCTCCGGGGTGTAGTCGGAGAGTGCCATGAGGACCCCTTACGCGGTGGTGCCGCGATTGGTGATGTAGACCTTCTGCAGGCTGCCCTTCCGCAGGAACTCGATGTTGAACGGAATGGTTTGCCAGTCTTCACCGGACTTCAGGGCGAAGTCACCGTTCGGGCTGAGTTTTACACGCGGCCAGTAATAGTCCATCAGCTCACCTTTCGGGTTGTAGCCGATGTAACGCAGCGCACCTTCGATCTCCTCAGCACCACTGACGATCACGTCCTGGCTGTAAGCAGCCACGTCGTAGGTCACGGTGATGACATCGTTGTCCGCAACGCCAGGGGCGTCAGCCTCGACATAGAAGCGACCCAGGTCCAGGTCCACCTCGAAGTTGCCGGTGATGGCGACAGTGGCTGCACCCTTCTTGAAGGACACGTTAGCCAGGTGGCGCAAGCCGTAAGGCAGAGATTCAGTTGCGCCGATCTGGTAGTACAGACCCCGCTTCACGGTGATGCTCTGAGTCTGTGCAAGCTGCGAGGTCTGAGCCACGGTAGCCACGCTGCCACGGAACAGCAGAGCCAGGTTGTCCGCCACGATGTTGTCAGTGGTCATCGAACCGGTCATGTCCTGCGACAGGGTCACGGCATCGTCTTTCTCGTTGACGCCATGATCCGAGTCGAAGTGTTCCAGTTCTTCGGACTCAGTGGTGGTGTTGATCTCGGGGGTGTTGCCGACGTAACGCTCCCCGGTGTTGGTGGTAGTGCCCGGTGCGAAGCGGTCGAAGTAGACCTCGCCACGGCTCAGCGCATAATTGCGACCGTTTTTACCTTGCATTGGAGTAATCCTCGTGTGGTATTGACAACCCAAAGTGGAGCGTCAGAGCGAAAGATACGGTTCGTCGACGCCTGCTGCAAGACCTATCCTCACCGGAAGGTAGAAGTAGGCCCGACTGGAAATCTTGTCATCAGCTGGTCGAACGACACCAGGGCCGAACGAGAAGTTGGCAACCAGACCTCCAAGCATGTGGGCATCCCGGTCGACAGGGCGACCAGAGCCATCATTCCGTTTAGCCGTGATCAGCGACAGGCGCTGCTGTACAGCAGCCATCAGCCAGTGCGCCGGATCAGTCGGATTATCCTTGTCGTCCTCAGCCCATCCCTGCAGGAAGATGCGCCACTGAGGCTCATAGACCGCCTCATCGTTACCGGCGAAGCTCGGCAGATCGGGAGTCGTTGACTCCAGGATCGACAGCATAGGTATCGGCGAATCGACCCCGAACACGTTGCGACCACGGAACACGCGGCCGGTCAGGTCATACGGGTTGCCGTTCACATCGAAGCCGTAGCTGGCCGACAGATGCTCACTCAGCTTGATCAGGATTTGCAGTCGCTTTGGTACTTGGCTCATTTTGTCAGTCTCGCGAATTGGCGAAAGAACTCCTCGCTGACATCCTCGGCGATCTGCGGGGAGATGTCTTCAGCCACGCCCTTGAAAACTTGATCGACAGACGGGCCATACAGCAAGACGATGGTCCCGTACTTGTCACGCTTGAAGACACTGTAGTTCACATTACCGGCTTCGCGGCGACCATAGATGGTCTCGCCAGGCTTGAGGCGGATAGCCAGGCCCATGTTCGAGCCCTCGCCGCTGCGGCCGTACAGCGGGACGATGAATGCCTTCTTCATCATCACGCCGCCACCCTTGTGGACGGCAACACGGACACCACGCTGACCGACGCGGATCGGGCCGGTGGCGAAGCGGGCGAGCGAGGTTGGCCGGTCGCGACCCATGATGATCGCTTCGAGATCGTGGTTGCGGGCCAGCTTGGGGACGAACAGACGGTCGTTGCTCAGGTAGCCTGGCGGGAAGTTGACCTCGTTGTACATCTCGCGGCGGGCCAGTGCCAGACCGGATCGCTTGGCCACGTCGTTGATGGCCATGCGGGCAGCCTCAGTGGCTGCATCCGGCGCTAGTTGCAGGAAGTCGTCGATCTCATCGAGACCCACGGCAAAGAAGCGGGCACTCATCCACGCGACACCAGCCAGATTTCCTCATCCGGCCCGTCTACTTCCTCACGGGTATCCAGGATGAAGGTGGCGTTGTTGTAGTCAGGGAAGACCACGCTACCACCACGTTTGAGGTCGAGAGCCCGAGCCTCAGTGGAATTGAAGATGATCCGATCAACACCCTCGATAACCTGAGCCCAGCCTTCACCTTCCAGATCGCCCGTGCGTTCGATCTTCGAGTGCCAGCGAGCCCGGATGTCGGCCGGGGTGCTCATCGCAGCATCCTGATACAAAGCCGGAACGGCGAGGGTGCCATGCACCACTCGCCGCACCAGTTTCTTCGCGTTGGCGAAGGAGAAGGCCATTACAGCTCCTCAGCGCCTTCGGCGGCCTTGATAGCAGCCAGGATGTCAGCCTTGTTCGAGGCACCACCCAGGTCGGTCTGCTTATCGGCAGCATAGGCTTTCAGCTTCGCTACGCTGAGTTCTTCCAGATTGACACCAGTCTCGGGCTCGTCGTCCTCGACCACGCGCTCAACCTTACGCAGGGCACCTTTGGCCACGGCGTTGATCTCGGCGATCTCCTCGACACTGAACTCGAACGGCTGACCGATGGTCGGCGATACGCGCTTACCTTCACGGGTTACCACGATGGTATGTACGGGAATACGAATAGGCATGGTTCTTATCTCCAGGGGTAGAAGCCGCGCCCGGAGGCGCGGCTGTCAGGTTTACGCCACGCGGATGCGGAAGGTGGCGTTCGGTTCACCGGGCACCATCAGCGGAGCCGACTGGCTAAGCAGGTACTCGGCAGCCGGGTCTTCGTTGAGGTAGTTCTTCATAAACACTTCGAGAGCCTGGTAACCGGCACGCGGGTCGTGGATGGCACCGTAGCAACGGACACCATCGAACTCGCCGACACCGACAACGTCTTTCGGGTGCATGAAGTCCCGCGACGCACCGGTATCGTCGTCGTAGGAGGCGCTGTAGACCCAGCACTCGATACGACCCTGACCGCTAGTACCAGTAACGGTGCCAGCGTACTCGGCGCCCTCGAAGCCATCCAGCAGGCGGGAAACGCTGGTCTCGCTACCACGGAAGGTAGTGTCGAGCAGGTTACCGGACTGAGGGTTGTTCAGGCCCAGGCGTTCGACGAACAGGTCCCAAGCGTCGGCACCGAAGATCACGCGGCGAACCACGGAACCGGACAGGTCGTTGGAACGACGACGCATGAGCTTGATGTCGGCCAGAGGGTCTGCAGTAGCCTGGTCCCACCGGGCGCCACCGGCCAGTACGCTGGTCAGAGAGGCGTCACGACCGAAGTCGACGGTCTGGGTCGGGTAGTCCTCACCGGAGATGGTGACGCTACCGTAGATGATGGCCTGGGCCGCCAACCACTCGTTACGGTTGATCAGGCGAGCCTTGTGGTCACGAGTTTCCTCGGCGATCACAGCGGCACGACGCTGGGAGTTGCTGATCGGCTGGTAAGGAACCTCACCAACCTGACGGGTCAGGACCTTCTGCGGGTCGATTACCGACTTCAGCTTGACGTAGGCTGGGGCAAAGCGTTGCAGGTTCGAGCCCTGACCCTTGATAACGCGACCCTGTACGTTCGGTGCGACGAAGGGTGCCAGCTTTTTGTAGCGGCGGGCGACACGCTCGAAGTCGATGAACTGAGTCTCGAAGTTGATCTGGCGACCGAAGAAGTTCAGCCAGAACACCTTCACGTCGTCTTGCTTGCGGCGGACCTCAAGAAGGGTCGCCAGGTCGTACAGATTGAAATCCATTATTGCGATCCCCCTTAGAGAACTTTGGCGATGCCGATGGTCTTCAGGCCAGCAAACGCGGCCTTACGCTCGGCAAAGGTGTCGTGGCTGGCGCCAGCCGGCCATACCAACGCTTCGTGGTTGAAGCAACCACCAGTGTAGTAGCCGGACTGCTGACCGGTAACCACGGTGGTATCAACCGCATTGACGATGATGCCGGCAGCCACGTTGGCCGGGGCAGCACCTGCCGGGTTGAACTTGATGATCTTGCCGTCAGCAGCGATGGCGATGACTTCGTATTCAGCGAAGCTCAGACCATCGGTCACCAGGGCGCGATCAGTGTGGATCGGCATTTCACCCGCAAACAGTTGCTTCGGTTGCGGGAAGCTCATCGAGCCGTTACCTGCGAGATAATCCATGACCTATCTCCTTAGTTGAGAGTACGGCCAGTGGCCGCAGCTTGGGCTTTCAGGATGAACTGAGCAGCCGATTCTTCACCTTCACCGCCGTCAGTACCATCGGCGCCAAGGTTCGGGTGCTGGTCCGCGTCCATTGCCTGTTTGAAGGCGTTGGGCTGGGTGGCAGCAGGTTGGGCCGGTTGAGCGGCTGGCTGAGCAGCGGCTGCAGGCTTGGAAGCCGACAACATACCCTTGGCCTCGTCAACCGACAGTTGAGTTGCAAACGCGAGATGGTTGGCCAAGGACTCGTTACCCTTAGCCTCCTCGCAGTTCAGGATGGCGCTGATGCGAGCACGTTCGGTGGAACGAGCCTGATCGGCGCCTTCAGCGCTCGCCTGAGCCTGAACGGCCGGGGCTGCAGCGGTATCGTCTTTGTCCATCTTCATCTCCTGTTCATCATCCGAGCCCTGTAGCTCGTTGAAAAACGCACTGACCGCCTTACTCGGGCTAGCCACTGCGTCGATCAGACCCAAGTTCTGCGCATCCTCAGCACGGTAAGTCCGAGCCTCGGTGTCACGCACCACCTAAGATCGTGACTGGGAAAC